GATGGCGCGCTTGCGCAGCGGATGACGGATCGGGCGGTGAAGGTCATCTCCGCGACCGAGGCCGGGGAGCTGCTGCCGCGCAGCTTTCAAGACCCCACTCACTTCGAATGCCGCATGTGTGCGTGGCAAGAGCGCTGCTGGAGGAAAACAGCATGAGCCATTCTCCAATGAGCCAGTTGCTTGGCGAACAACTGATCGACTCGCGCCAAGCGGCGCTGATGTTCAACCTGCCGACCTACTGGTTCTCCCAGGCCAAGGAACGCCAGCAGCGCCGCATTCCGCACTACCGCGTCGGCAAGCTCGTTCGCTTCAAGCCCAACGAACTGGAAGCGTGGATCGTCGCGCAGCAGCCCTCCGGCGGGGAGTCTGCGGATGCTTGATTTCAACGACACACAGCCTCCTGTTTCTCGTGACCTCGATACCGAACGCGAAGCAATTCGCGCGGAACTGCTGGTGCGGGTGGAATCCGTTCTGGCCGCATTGTTCTCGGCAGGCCGCAAGCGTGGCGGCAAGTTCCTCATTGGCGACGTGCTCGGCAGCCCGGGCGACAGTCTGGAGATCGTGCTCGATGGCGAGAAGGCTGGCCTGTGGACGGATCGCGCCACGGGCGACGGCGGCGACATCTTTGCGCTGATCGCCGCTCACCTCGGCATCAGCGTGCTGCACGACTTCCCGCGCGTGCTCGACTCGGCTGCCGATCTGCTCGGTCGCTCGCGTTCGGCACCGGTGCGCAAGACCGGCAAGAAGGACGCGCCCATCGACGAACTCGGCCTGGCCACCGCCAAGTGGGACTACCTCGACGAGGCAGGCCATCTGATCGCCGTCGTCTACCGCTACGACCCGCCCGGGCAGAAGAAGCAGTTCCGCCCTTGGGACGCCAAGCGCCGCAAGATGACACCGCCCGATCCCCGCCCGCTCTACAACCAGCCGGGGATGGCCAGCGCCGCGCAGGTGGTGCTGGTCGAAGGCGAGAAATGCGCGCAGGCGCTGATCGAGGCAGGCATCGTGGCCACCACCGCGATGCACGGCGCGAACGCGCCGGTCGACAAAACCGACTGGTCGCCGCTGTCCGGCAAAGCTGTGCTGGTCTGGCCTGACCGTGACAAACCGGGCTGGGAGTACGCGACGCTGGCGGCGCAGGCCATCCTGTCGGCGGGCGCGAAGTCCTGCCACATCCTGTACCCGCCCGAGGAGGCCGCCGAGGGCTGGGATGCGGCCGACGCCATCGCCGAGGGCTTCGACGTTGCCACCTTCCTCACCCACGGCCCGCGCCTGCAGATGCACGACGTGGCCGATGACGTCGATCCGGTGGTCAGCAGCGACGAATCCGTCTGGGGCACCGAGGATGCGCTGGCGCTGTCATTCACCCGCCGCTACCACCGCGACTGGCGTTACGTGGCGGCGTGGGGGCGGTGGCTGGTGTGGGACGGCCAACGCTGGCGCACCGAGGACACGCTTGCCGCCACCGATCTGATCCGCAGCGTCTGCCGCCAGACCGCCGTGCGCGCCGACAACCCCAAGGTCGCCGCCAAGTTGGCCAGCGCCAGTACGGTCGGCGGCGTGGAACGGCTGGCGCGTGCGGATCGCAGGCACGCGGCCACCACGGACGAATGGGATGCCGATCCGTGGCTGCTCAACACGCCCGGTGGCGTGGTCGATCTCAAGACAGGCCGGATGCGTCCCCACGACCGCGCCGACCGGATGACCAAGATCACCACCGCCACGCCCAACGGCGACTGCCCGACGTGGAAGCAGTTCATCGACGAGGTCACCGGCGGCGACAAGGAACTTCAGGCCTATCTGCAACGGATGGTTGGCTACGCGCTGACCGGCTCGACGCAGGAGCACGCGCTGTTCTTCCTGTACGGCACGGGCGCGAACGGCAAGTCGGTGTTCGTGAACACGCTGGCCACCATCCTCGGCGACTACGCGACCAACGCGCCGATGGACACCTTCATGGAAACGCGCACCGACCGGCACCCGACCGACATGGCAGGCCTGCGCGGCGCACGTTTCGTGGCGGCCATCGAAACCGAACAGGGCAAGCGCTGGGCCGAGTCCAAGCTCAAGAACCTGACCGGTGGCGACAAGATCGCGGCGCGCTTCATGCGTCAGGACTTCTTCGAGTTTTTCCCGCAGTTCAAGTTGTTCGTGGCGGGCAACCACAAACCCGCCATTCGCAACATCGACGAAGCGATGAAGCGGCGTCTGCACCTGATCCCGTTCACGATCACCGTACCACCTGAGCGCCGCGACAAGAACCTGCAGCACAAGCTGCTGGCCGAACGCGACGGCATCCTCGCGTGGGCTGTGCAGGGCTGTCTGGATTGGCAGCGCCACGGTCGGCTCGACCCGCCGCAGCGCGTGGTGGATGCCACCGAGGAGTATTTCGAGGCCGAGGACGCGCTGGGTCGCTGGCTGGACGAACGCTGCGTGCGCACCCCGAACGCGAAGTCGCTGACGGCCGAATTGTTCTCCGACTGGAAGCAGTGGGCCGATGCAGCGGGCGAATTCACCGGATCGCAGAAGCGCTTTGCCGACCTGCTGCTCAACCGGGGCTTGGACAAGTGGCGCAACGGCATGGGCTTGCGCGGGTTTCAGGGCATTGGCCTCAAGTACCCGCCAGCACCCGCCTACACCCCTTACGCCGATGACTGAAACAACCGCGTCTGACGGATCGGACGGACTACGTCGTAACTCCTACACGTGCGCGTGTGCGCGCGCCTCATGGAGACTTTCGATACGACCCGTCCGATCCGTCAGGCCCGCCAAAAACGAGGACTGACACCATGACCACCACCATCCTTGCCCTCGATCTGGGCACCACCACCGGCTGGGCGCTGCGCGGCAGCGACGGCCACATCACCAGCGGCTCCGAGAGCTTCCGGCCGCAGCGCTTCGAAGGCGGCGGAATGCGCTTCCTGCGCTTCAAACGCTGGCTCACCGAGATCAAGCAGTCCTGCGACGGCATCGACGCACTGCACTTCGAGGAAGTGCGCCGCCACGTCTCGACCGACGCGGCCCACGCCTACGGCGGATTCCTCGCCACGCTCACCGCGTGGTGCGAGCACCACCAGATTCCGTACCAGGGCGTTCCGGTCGGCACGATCAAGAAGCACGCCACCGGCAAGGGCAACGCGGGCAAAGGGGATGTGATCGCATCCGTCACCGCGCGCGGTCACGTCCCGACCGACGACAACGAAGCCGATGCGCTGGCGCTGCTGCACTGGGCTATCGAGCAGCACGCACTGGAACGGGAGGTGTGAGATGAAGATTCCGACACCTCAATACCGCTGCCCGCTCGGACGGCTCCAACCTGATGTCCAGGATGTGGACGCCATCAAGCAACGCGGCTGGCGCGACCAGCACATCCTGGTCGTGTCGCCCGACGATGAACGCCTCGACTGGATGGAGCGCGAACTGGTACGCCAGATCGGCGAGCGCCTCTACGGTGCAGGAGGGCGGCATCATGGCTAACCGTCGAACCCCGTGGACGATTGATGACGTGGCGGCACGCTTTGAGGAAGCAGCCAGCACCGGACGACGCCTGCCACCCGTGCGTGTGCAGGGCTACTTCAACTGCTGGCCTGCCATCGTGCGCCGGGAGTGGGAGACGTTCTCTGCCGACGAGAAGGTCTACCGCCCATTCCCGCCCGCACCGGAGGCCATCGACCGGATGCTGGAGACGATGCAGTGGGTGCAGTGGCTGGAGGTTGAGCAGCGCCATCTGGTGTGGATGCGTGCCAAGCGCTACGGCTGGCGGGACATCACCATCCGCTTTGCCTGCGACCGGACGACGGCGTGGCGGCGGTGGCAGCGCGCCTTGCAGACGGTCGCCGATCAGCTCAATGGCGTCGTCGTCGCGTAGTGATTTAGCGTGATTTGGCGCGCATGGTCTGCAATGCGAGTGCATCAGCGGCCATCAGCGGCTTTTGCCCCTGCAACAAATCACCCCGGTCGAGGGTAGTATTTCATCCATGCTCGGGATCAGTGGCTTCGAGGCGACAGTGGCTTCGAAGCGACGCTCCCGAGGGGAAATGGGCCCTTCCTGGCCAATAACCCATGCGGGGGGCGCGAGCGCGACGCTTTTTTAGCGTCAGGGCGCGGGCAAGGTTACCAGTCGGCAGGTTACCGGCTCGGGTTACCACCCCACGACGCGGTTACCACCTCTCCAGATTCATCATTCACCCAACCCGCCCGGCGGCAACGCTCGGCGGGTTTTGCTTTTGGGACTTCCACTTTGAACACGCTCAACGTCGAGTACCGCAAGGTCGAGGCGCTGATTCCCTACGCCCGCAACCCGCGCACGCACGCCGAAGGCCAGATCGCCAAGATCGCGGCCAGCATCGTCGAATACGGCTGGACGAACCCGATCCTGGTCGATGGCGACAACGGCATCATCGCCGGGCACGGGCGTCTGGCTGCTGCCCGCAAGCTGGGGCTGGATCAGGTGCCGGTGATCGAACTGGCGCACCTGAGCGTCGCGCAGAAGCGCGCGCTGGTGATCGCCGACAACCGGCTGGCGCTCGACGCCGGATGGGACGAGGAAATGCTGGCGCTGGAACTGGCCGACCTGTCCGAGGCCGGGTACGACCTTGCGCTGACCGGCTTCGAGGATGCCGAGATCGAGGCGCTGCTCGCCGGTGAAGTGCTGGACGCCGATCCTGATGCTGAGGCGGAACCGGACGACGAACCGGATGCTGCGGACGACGTGCCAGACGCGCCCGTCATGGCAGTGTCCCGCCCCGGTGATGTCTGGGCCATTGGCCAGCACCGTCTGATCTGTGGCGATGCCACCGACCGGGCCGTGGTCGCTGCGCTGATGGGCGGCGACACCGCGCGGCTGTGCTTCACCTCGCCACCCTACGGCAACCAGCGCGACTACACCTCGGGCGGCATCACCGATTGGGATGGCCTGATGCGCGGCGTGTTCGCGCATCTGCCGATGGCGGACGACGGCCAGGTGCTGGTCAACTTGGGCCTCATCCACCGCGACAACGAGGTGATCCCGTATTGGGATGCGTGGCTCGGTTGGATGCGCCAGCAGGGTTGGCGGCGCTTCGCGTGGTACGTCTGGGATCAGGGGCCGGGGATGCCCGGCGACTGGCAGGGCCGACTGGCTCCGAGCTTCGAGTTCGTTTTCCACTTCAACCGCGAGAGCCGCAAGCCCCATAAGATCGTGCCGTGCAAGCACGCGGGCCTGGAATCGCACCTGCGCGCCGATGGATCGTCCACCGCGATGCGCAGCAAAGATGG